GACGTTGCCCTTTTCCTCATAGACGGGGGCAGCATCATCAAACAGATCATCGAGATTAAATCCGCCTGCGATCATGTTTTCAGCAGATGCCAAAATTTCCTTGTGGTATTCTGGCAGCATTGCGACCACGTTGTTATTTAATTTATTTAATAGGGCAGCGTATTTCATAGTTTTGTTATGTCCTTGGTTGAAAGTTCAACGTCATATTTTGTTTGAAGTTCTTTAATGAACGCTTTTTCTTGGGCAATTTGTTCAAGTTCTTTATTCCAAGTTAATCCGCGGGAACTATAAAAGGTGTCCAAAGATTCAAGGTTATTAAGGACAAACTGTAATTCCCCTGCATCTTTTCTGCCTGCATCAATCGTTGCGCTTTGAGGTTTAACCCAATTTACAACATACCAGTTGGCATCTTTGGAGTTACCAAGTTTTCCTTCCTTAACGGCAGAGGCAATAACCCATGCATAAAGCCTGTTTAATGCGCCGTTGATAACGATATCCTGCAAGCTTCCAAAAAGGTAGGAGGCATCTGCGATAATGAAGCGGGTTGCCGCTGAACTTAAAGCGGTTGGATTAACAACCAGTTCATACGATAGGGAAAGATTCAAGCAGACATCCCTTAAGAGAAGTTCCACAAACTTAAGGAAGCCTTCTGTTGAACGATTCGATTGGATAAGGTCAACCTTTTCATTTTCGCCAAGGTAGGCAATCGCGCCGCCAAAGATCTTTTCCAGAACGCTGTTTCTGGAGGTTGTAGAGGCTACAGGGGGCGTTTGTGTGCGGTTTCTGCCAAACAACCCATCCCCAACTTCCCCACCATTCCTCTTGCTCACTGTGGCAGCTAGTGCCGCATGAACTTTTGTGGAGTTTTTTTCAAGGGATAGAAGGTCTTTAACATCCCTCATGGAGTTTAAAGAGGCAGCAAATGCAGAAATGCCACGCTTTTGATTAACGCTTTTGAATCTCTTTAGGTGAATTACGTTGGAGGCATCAATAATTGTAGCCTTTTTATCTTCAAAAAAGATCTGATAGGATAACGCTTTCCCCTGCGGATTGTAGAAAATACCATCAATAGACTTGTCATTTTTCTTGCCTGTGCTTCTAACCTGCTCAGAAATAACCGGAATGATCTGCGGATAATTACTCTCTGACTTGGTAAGAACTAGGAAAATTTCCCCTGCAATTAAAAGTTCCCTGATAATTAGCTTTTGAATGTCGGTAATATTTACTTCATTGGTCACACTGGAAAACTGACTGTTTGACCAATTATCAAAATATGCCGTTGCCGCTTCATTAAATGCGGCGTCTTTGGTTGCCGCCTGCGCATAGATACCAGATCCGATTGCGTAGGATTCGCAGAGGGTAAGAATGCGTTCCATTACGGAAAAGTTGTTTACAAGGTAACGGGCAATAGAAAGAACCTCTGATCTTGCAAAATTAGGAACGTCAATTGTTCCCTCACTGGTTTGAATATAGCTGCGATCTGTGGAATATCTGGTTGCCCCTTCCAATCCGCCCGTTGGGATTGTCTGCGCAACTTGCTTTTTATTTGAATTAAAAATGTTTAGTAAGTTCATGGTATTAAATCCCGCTGAAGTCTGGTTGACCGCTAGAAGATCTGCCGCCCCTAAAGGCAATGATTGCCTGTGAAGCTTCAGAAAAAATCTGGTCTGCGGGTTTCGATATGCTAAAGCTGAATGATTTTCCGTTTACGCTAGAGGAAACTAAAGATTTTGCTTCGCCCCCCATAATTTTATTTAGGGCGGCGTTGCGGATCGCTTCAAGCGTAACCGTGTTTCCTTCTTCAACTGCTAAATTATAAAGTGCTTCTGCTATAGGTGACATAATAATTAAGATATTTTGTCAATTACCAACCAACGTTAATGGTAACTTCTGGTTCTGGGGCGGCAACTGGTTCAACCTTTTTAGCCTCATCCTCTTCAAGCATTGGGCGTATCATATACTGACAAGCCAAATTGTATTTTAAGCAGTCAAAAAGGTGGTTATTACTCTTTGAAATTATCTCTGGCGCAATGAATCCCTTGGCGTTTTTCTTGGACACAATGGAAACGGCGCATAATTGCTCCTTTAAAATGTTATCGGCATTGGCAGGGAATAAAACGTTGTCTCTGTTCCCGAGTGATAGGGAGGAAAGCAAAACGTCTTTGGAAAAAATATCATCGTTTACGTTAACAATCGTGATGTATCCGCCATCTGTAAGGATATCTTTTTTGCCAATTGGGTTATGCAGACCATGCGCCGAGGTTCGCCCAAAGACAGGAACAAAGAAATTTCCAGAGTTTCGGCAGAAGTTATAAACGTTTTTCGTATCATAACCGGCATCCATGAAACCGCCATAAATGCCAAAGAGGTTTTCGCCCCCATTTACCCTGTATTGCTTATCTGCCATTCTGCTAACGTCATCAAAGGAAAGTAGCTGCCCGTAATCAATGATTGCCTGCTTGCCGCTTTTTAGTAATGCCAGAGTCATAAACCAAAAATGTGTTTGCTGGCAGTCAACCGCAATCGTTATGGCTTGTGGTTCCTCTGGTAGTTCCCCCCGTTCATATCGTGGCGAGAGAGAAATTAATTTATCAATTGCCTGTTCGGAAACTGTGGAAATCTGAGGTTGCCAAGGTAAACCAAGAATTGAATTATAAAAGTTCTGTAAGCGGGAACGGTCATTCTTTGAATTGATAAACAAACGGGCAACATAACCCCAAGAGAGGGACAAGCTATAAAGAGCAGAGATATGATAACTCCTCTGATCGGGGGCAGCTTTGGGGTTGGTGTCAATCCAGACGCCCTGATTTATGATCTTGGCTTTATCCTTTTCTTCAATCGCCTTGGCGCAATGCTTACATTCGTAATGCGCCGTTCTCTCAACCTTGGACAAATCCCAAACCCCGTCTTGATCTTTGCAGTCTGGGAATTTTATTTGTTCAAAAATAAGTTCCTGCTTGGCGTTGCAATGGGGGCAGGGGACATAATATTTAGAACGGGAACCCTCATTGTAATGTTTTTCAATCTCTGAACTGCCTGCCAACGTTGGCGTTGAACCCGCAATAATTTTGGCGTCATTGGTTTCTTGGTAACTGATCGTTCTATCAATCGCCAATTCAATAACGTTTGCCTCATCTGTAAACTCTTCAAATTTATCTATTTCATCAAGGAACAGATAACAAATGTTGTTCGAGGAAAGTTTATTTGCAGAACCACCACCGATAATTTTGACGTTGCAAGAAGTAAAGGTAAACTCAGAACGCCTAATATCATCGCAGGAACCAGTTTTAAAATCCTGTAAAGGTTCGCAAGATTCCAAAGAATTGTGAAGGTTACGTTCTGAAAACTGCTGCGCCAAGGCTTGTGAAGGAAGAATTATCCCGATGGGGTTTGTTTTGTTACAAATAAAATAAAATACCAGATTAGAAATGAACTGACTGTAACCAATCTGCGCCGATTTCAGCAGGGCGATTGATCTAACGTTTGGGTTGATTGCGTCATCATAAATCTGCCTAAAGTATGGGGTGCGGTTTAAGCTATATAAACCTGCATGAACTGACTGCCTGTGGTTAAGGCGGATATGCTTTTCAACCCAATCAGAAGGTGTAATGAAAGCCTTGCGGGTAAACCATTGCTTACAGAGTTTCGATATTTCTTTTTTACAATTCGCCATTTAAATACTTTGCCTTTTGGAGATTATCAAGGATTCTGATAACCTCAGTTTCTACAATCTTTCGTAACTCTTCCTTCCCTGTATGCTGCCCGATTGTGGCAATCTTTACAGGCAGGGAATTTAAATCCTGCGCCAAGTTCTTAAACATCGCGCCTAGATCCTTTGCCAAATCGTCTATATTGACCGTGTTGGCGTTTGCTTGGTTGATGTCGGGCGCAGACTCTTCAATTTTTCGCAGGGCATCTAGCGTGTTGATCCAAGTCTTTTGATAAACGGGGGCGTTGATTGGGTTGTTTTTTAGTGCGGCCAGGTAGTCATTGTGGGTTTTTAGTTCTGATTCCTTCAACCTCTGGATTGCCGCATTAATTCCGAGTGCGGTTGAACCCTTAACATCTGTGGTTTTTTCTGCCTTGGTAGGCTTGAACCATTCGGGAACCTGATAATTATCGCAGTTGGCAGATAGTCTAAGGATAACCTCTTCCGGTTTCTCTAGGTTATAACCTTCTTTCTTTAGATTCTGGATGGTCTGATATGAACAGTTGTAATGCGCCCCCCATTCCCTAACTGTTTTATTGGTTTTATTTTTAGCCATAACTGTTTTTATTTATACACTTCTGTCAATTGGATTGAATAATCTTGGGCATACAAACATCACCGATGTTCCAAAACCCAACGAAGAGGAATTTAATTAATAAGATAATAGTTAATACTCTGATACATTACTCTTTCGCCTGCTGTATTCCTTGGCATATGCTTTGATGTGTTCTTTGTTCTTCTCACGCCAAAGCTTTTTCTTTTCCTTGCGCTTCTCAATTTTCATTTTAAACGCCCTTTGCTTTCTTCTTTCTCCATGCTTCTTTCTGAATGTCCGAGTAAATTTTCTTAACAGCAGGAGACTTTGCGCCCCTTCTTTTTATGGGGAATTCCTTGTCTTGCTTCTGTAAATGTTGGGAGATCCTTTGTTTGGACATACCACCAAGGGCAATGCCAATGGTCTTAAGGGTGATCTTGCCGCCGATATCCAAGAGGGAAGGATTGACCGTATAAGCCAAGAGAAATGCCCTGATGCAAACGTGTTCAGGGTCACAGTCTTTGAATAGATATGACAAGATGCCAGAGATTGCACAAACCTGCGCTTCCCTATGATCGAGTGTTGATTCCATCTGTTCCCGTTCTTCCTTCTCCATCAGATCATCAAACGGCGTTTTGGCCGTTAGATCTGCAATGTCCATTATTTCACCCTGATTACCGTAAATGATACTGAAGGGGTTGGGTTCTTGTAACTTCTGTGGGGTATTAATTGAGATGTTGTTTGTCATTGCGCTTTAAATCCTCTGCTTTTACTTCGATAATGTGTGAAATCCCCTTTAATGTTCTAATGAACTCTTCCATTTGTTTTGTTTGGTCGTCTAGTATCTCAGATACCAACTTCCAAAATCCCGATTCATTTGTATTTGTATTTGTATTCATATTTAATTTTACACTTAGAAATCAAAAAACTCTGAAAAATCTTCAGAGTTTGTTACATTAATTAGTGTTTCCAATGGTTTGAGTTGAGTTTTGTGCGCCGCATAAACGTAAGGAAGATTCTCTTTACCAAAATTGGTCTTATTCCCAATCTGCTTAAGTTCTTCCCCCGTTAGAAAGCCTTGGATCTGGTATTGATCCTTGCCGCCTGTAACCATTACATAAACGACATCCTTCTTTAGATTGCAGCAGGGGCAAAGCAACTGTTGTGTCCCTGTATATTTAACATCAATCTTTAAGTTGTTATAAGTGATGTCTGGCGCGCCGTTGATACAGGCATTTTTAAGTTGAGGTTCGAGGCCAAGGCATTTTGCAACGGCAATTTCAGCGGCGATTGATCGGCACTGGTTGCGTTTGTATTCCTCTGGACTAACTACAAAGTTTCGTTTATTTTTAAAACCATGTTCGCGGGAATAAGCTTCTCTTTCTTCGTAGAAGTCTAAAACCTGCTGAACCTCTTCTTTACTTAATGTGTACTGTTTCATATAAAGAATTACACATCTGTTTTCTAATTGGGAAAAATTATTTTCTTGAATTGATGAGTTTCAAATAAATATATTTATTGTAATACTGTTTTGAAAATAAGGCGTTGCGTTTTAGGATCTCTTTTGTCTCCTCGATAGCCAACGCGCCCAAGGTTCCGCAGAATGTCAGAATCTTAAAGGTAAACTGATCTTTCCCAAAATGCTTGATATCCGCTTTAAGGTCTTTTGAAGATCCTGTATAAGTGCGCCAATTGCTTTCTTTCTTCTTGGAACGCTTAATGTATCTGTTCTTGCGCCCAACGTACTTCTTACCTGTAGGGGATTCTATAAGATATATGAAACCAACCCAATCACTAGGTATTAATCCTGAATACTGCCAATGCCCCATCTGCTGAATTTATTTCCTCTCTGATCTAAAAGCTTTTTTGATCTATACTTGCGGTAAACTCCGCCGCCGTTACGGTCAATTTTATCGTCTCCTGAGGTGTTCCCCTCAACGGTCACAATATAATTGCCCTTGGAACCCTCAATTAATCCAATGTGTGCGATTCTACCTTTAGAACTGAAGTAAAACCCCACAGCGTCATTTCTCTTGATGTCTGAAAACGGAACTAAGTTCCTTTTAAAGAAATCAGGGGAATATGCAGAGTACGGCGCGTGATAACCTGCCTCTTTGTAACAGAAGCTGACAAATGATGCACACCAATAAGAACCAACCGGAACCCCTGCCGCTCTGTTCCACTTGTCTATATTCAATGAACGGTTTGAGCCAAGGTTTTCAGTTTCTCCGAGATAGCTTTTTGCAACGTCAACGGGATCAGCGTTTAGAGTTGCCAAGAATAAAAATACAATTAATAAAAATCTCACAGGTTTTTTGAAAGCATGTAAAACGCCAGAAGCATTTGGAATATGAATAAAAATACCGTCAATAATGCCTGTTGTAGCTTTGGCATTCCGATCAACCAACCGGAATAAAACGGATCATACCCCAAGTTTAGACGGAAGAATAAATAACCAAGTCCATTGACTAGACAATAATTCAACACGTTAAACGTCAATAATTGAAGGTTTCCAAGGTCTAAAAGTGCCGCCGTTCCGTCAATCTGATGTATTCCAAAGAACATCAGCAACAACAGAATTATTGATGTTGGAACAAATAAAATCAGATCATAGTATTGTTTAAGTATCTTTATCATAGTTCTAAAAAATAAATTTTGCGCCGAGAAATCCGAGTTTGGCGGCAATGATTCCAGCAATGATTCCAAGTATTGTAAGCGCGGCAATCCTCCACATCCAAATTTCCCTTAATGCCTTTTCCCTTTTGCTTTCCAAGTACTGTGATCGTTCAATTGCCTCATTTCTTTCCTTCTCTGCCTTGTTAAGCCTTTCTGTGTATTTGTCTATTTCCGCCTGTAACTCTTGGGAATATCTCTCTGCCTCTTCCAGATTGCGTGTAATTTCCTCCAGATCCAGCTTTGTTTGGTCAATGGGTT